CACGGTTGTCTGATGTTCGTCACTACCAGTTCGCACTACCAAACGATTTGTTTATGTACAATTTGGTGTTAGGTGGGTGGGTTGGGCTTTGAAAAGAATTTATTCTTTTCCACCGTCATGCCTGCAAAGAAAGGCAAGGGTTCGCGCACCCAAAAGCGCAGATTTATTGGTCCCTTGACCCAAAAGCAAGCGATGCAGAAGGCTTTGATGCGCAATAAGCGCACCTTGGCAAGTGCAGGACGCAAAGCTAAGGGCAAGAAGAGACCTGGTTCGGGGCGCAGCAAACAATATGCTACGCGCTCTGTTTCTGATGGTTTGAACCACGGTGAAGTTATTACTAACAAATATTTGATCATCGATCGTTTCAAGCCTCGTGAGGAGTTGGTTGCGAACATTTCTGGTTCCTCAGCTTTCACTCTTGTGCAACAGTTGTGGCTCAATCCGGGCAACACTGTTTTGTTTCCACTGTTCTCACAGATTGCAGCTTGTTATGAGCAGTATCGTGTACGCACGTTGAAGTTTCACTTCCGTACTGAGGCGTATACAGCTGTTTCATCAACTGCTTCTGCTGGCAAGGTGATCATGGCCACCAATTTTGATGTGTCTGATCCCAATTTTGTCACGGCCAAGGAGGCTGAGGATTATTGTGGTATGTCTCGTGGTATGGTTTACTCCTCTTTTACCCACGATGTTGTGGCTGGCAAGCGCAACCGAAGCCCAGGCCGAGGTTCAGCTTTACCCTTGAATGACTATTTTATGTATTCTTCAGCCAATTTGGCGGGGCCAACCGGTGATTCTGGCAAGTTCTATGATATTGGAAATTTCCAGATGATCACTTCATCCAATGCTGTTACTACTGAAATTGGTGAACTGTATGTTGAGTATGCTTTTGACATGATTCGTCCAAAGCTACCCATACCAGGCTCCGTTTCTGCAGCGTTGTTTATGCGCATGTGCGCGAAACGGCAGCAGGGTCAGCTAGTGCTGCTAGTCCGCTTGGCACGAATGGTACGGTTGGCTTGTCCACCAAATCCACGTTGCCTGTTGTCACAACTAGCACCACGTTTACAATGCCCATTGCTGGCAATTTCTATGTGTCGTTGAATTGGCAAGGTACATCTATTGCTGCCGTGCCTTCTCTTTCTTTGGGAGCCAATTTGACGTCTGACACTGCTGATTTCAAG